CATGCGGCTCGATGGCGCCGGCAACAACGCCATGAGCGCCAAGCGAATCCGCGATATCTCCCGCCGCTACAGCAAGCTCGTGATCTTGGGCAGCCGGCAGGGCACCGATCAGCTTGATGCCGGGAACATCAATGTCGTGGCCGAGGTCACCGACAGCGATGTGCCGTTTCATAAGCCTCTGGTCAAGTGCAGCAGCAACGATGGCCAGAGCCCCGTTCAGGAGGCCCGCATGCTGCTGGAGCAGCAGCGCGCCCAGGGCTTTCAGTTGGTGTACCGGATGGCCCGGCACAGCCAGAACGGCCGCAACTACACTATCAACGAGCTGTGCCAGGTGTCGGACGAGCGCCGCCGTATCTCGGGCATCTATCTGATTTACGGCCGGGTGTTCGAACTTTCGAAGGATGACGGTCCAACCACCGAGCTGCGGCTCGGCCTACCGGGGGCGATCGTATGAGACGGATGATTCGGGGAATTATCGACAGCATCGTCGAGGGGGCGATCAAGCGGGTGAGCATGAAAGGCATAGCCGGAGAATCGATCAGCAGCCGCGAGGCGTTTCAGCATTACGGGTTTACCTCGCGGGCGCTGGCCGGGGCAGAGGGAATTCTGGTGCGCGATGGGAATCACCTGGTGCTGATCGCCGAAGACGACCGCCGTTACCGGATCGCCCTGGCGGAAGGGGAAGTGGCGCTGTACACGGACGAGGGGGACAAGATCCACCTGAAACGCGGCCGGGTCATCGAGATCGTCGGGGGCGAGCAGGTGACGGTTGCCACAAAGGTGCTGGAGGCGACCGCCAGCCTGAGCGCCACGGTGATCAGCCCCGAAATCAATCTCGGTGGTGCCCGGGGCGGATTGCGTAGACTGATCGACGAACGCTTCAAGGCCCTGTTCGACAACCACGCCCACAGCAATGTCCAACCCGGTAGCGGAACCACCGGCCCGCCGACCGCCGCGCTCGATGTGGCCGCCTGCTCGACCGACGCGACCAGGGGGATCTGATGGATTTTGTCATGACACTGCAGAACGGCCGGCCGGCCATGAGTTTTGACAAGGCCGACACCATTTTCAACAACGTCTACCTGAGCCTGACGCTGCGTCGTGGTTCCTGGTTTCAGAACCCCGACTTCGGCAGCCGTCTGCACCTGCTGAAGAAGAACACCCCGCGGGCAGCTGCCCTGGCCGAATCCTACGCCAGGGAGGCGCTGCGATGGCTGCTCGATGCCGGCAAGGCGACGGTGATCACCGTCACCGCCCAGCGGGACACGCTGCAGGATCTCCACCGGCTCAAGCTGTGGGTGGAGGTCACGCAGGCGGACGGGCGGTTGATCGCTTTTGACCATTATGTGGAGGTGGTCTAGTGGACTTTCGAAAGGACTTTGACCAGCTGCTTGCCGGAATCCTCGCCGATTGGCAGAACCAGTTTCCCGGGGCGGATGTCAGTCAGGGCAGCCTGATCTTCATCAAGAGCGCCTGCCTGGCCTCGGCGCTGTGGGGCATCTACCGGCACCAGGATTGGATCTCCAAACAGATCTTCCCGGACACGGCAGACTCGGAATACCTGGAGCACCATTGCTGGGTGCGGGAGATCACCCGCAAGGCGGGGGAGAGTGACGCGGATTACCTGGCGCGCCTCCTCGATCACCTGCGCAATCCTCCGGCAGGAGGCAACAGATACGACTATGTCAAGTGGGCCATGGAGATCGACGGCGTCAAGGCGGGCTATTGCTTTCCTCTGGCACAGGGCGAGTCGAGCGTCGATGTGGTGGTGGTGGCCGATATTGCCCTGACCGGATCAGAAATCCCCAGCCAGGCGCTGCTCGACGAGGTGGCGTCCCACATCGACGGCCTGCGGCCGGTGACGGCTCGTTTCGTGCGGGTGCTGGCGCCGACGATTCTTGCCCAGGACGTGACTATGACGGTGACCGGCAGCGGCGTCAACCGCGCACAGGTTGAGGCCGACATCGAGGCGTATCTGAGCACTTTTGTGCCGGGGCAGAGCCTCTACCTGTCCCGTCTGATCTCCATCGCCATCGACAACGGTGCGGAGGATGCCCTGATTACCGTGCCTGGCGCGGTCGTCACGCCCCAAGGCTACGAGATGATTCGGGCGGGGGTGATCGATGTTGCCTGACGGCAAACACAAAGACGTCCTCAAGTTGCTCTTTCCGTGCGAGATGGAGGGAGACTTCGCGGGGGATCTCGCCCTGGAAGGCGAGCATCTGGATGCTGCCCAGGCCCGAGGCCGATGGCTGCTGAAGGAGATGTTCCCGCAAACAGCCTTGGAGTCGCTGTCCGACTGGGAGCGTGTGCTGGGACTTACGCGCGCCGCCGACGAACCATTGCAGAGCCGGCGCGACAAAATTGTCAACAAATTGCGGCAAAGAGGCGAATTGTCCATCCCCTATTTCACGGCACTGGCCGAGGCTCAGGGATATCAGGTGGAGATCGAGGAGCCGGTACCGAGCATGGCCGACTGGACCTGCGCCGGCGATGAGCTGATCGGCGAGGGCGCCTTCGACACATGGGTTCTGAAGTTTTTCAACCAGCCGGTCTTGCATGCAAGAGCCGATGAGACGTGTGTCGACGAGCCGCTGTTGTGGTGGGATTCGAAGACCCACATGGAGCACATGCTGACCAATCTGAAACCGGCTCACACGGTGCTGGCGTTCAATTACGGCGGCCAACTATAGGGAGGGTCTATGCGAAAAATCAACACGCCGGACGGCAACTGGGTACCCGGCGACCCGACGACAAACACCAAGGGGACGCTAATCCGTCACTGGTTTCTGCAGATGCTCCAGGATGAGCTCTGCGCCCTGGTGACGGCGGCCGGGTTGTCTCTGGACCCTTCAGATCCGGCAGTGGAGCCCCCGGACAACACCCAGGTACTGCAGGCGGTGCAGGTGTTGATAGAGGCTGTTTCGCCTGGCGCGGCCAGTGAGGCTACAGCAGGTGTCATGGCGATTGCTACAGCTGCTGAGGCTCAGGCGGGGGTGGACGATGCGCGGGCTCTGACCCCGGTCAAACTGGCCGCAGCGCACCAGGGGAGCAATCAATCCCTGTCTCCTAACGGTTACCAGCGGTTTCCCGGGGGGCTGATTCTGCAATGGGGGACGGTGGCCGGGTCAGAAGATGTGTGGGGCACCAGGAATTTCAACATTGCGTTTGCGAACGCAGCCCTGACCATCGTCGCCTCTGGTTCAGCGGGCTCTTTTGGAACTGACACAGACATACAGGCTCGCGTAATCTCTGCCACACAGTTCCAGGTTCAAAATAACGCATACAGTTCCGGGACAATTAACTGGATCGCTATCGGTTATTAACAGGAGGGTAACATGGGCGACAAATATGCAACGTACGATCCTACTCGGGATGGCTACAATATCACTGGCCACTACGACGACGAGACAAGCAGGGAAATCCCGCCTGGGGCCGTCCGCATCACGCAGGAGCAGTGGGAGCTGTCCTGCGCTGGTAGGCTGCGCATCGACAATGGCGAGCCGGTCGAGTACGTGCCGCCGCCCGCGACGCTCGACCAGCTGCGTTTTGCCAAGAAGGCACAGATAGAATTGACCTATAAGCAGGAGATGGAAGGCCTGCATGTGTCTCCGCCTAAGGAACGGGAGACTTACCCTTTCCAGTATTTTGAGGCCGTGCAGTGGCAGAAAGATAACGCCTTTCCGACCCCGCTGCTCGACGGCCTTCTCGCTGAGCGGCAGCAAGCTGGCGAAGACAAAACGCTGCTCGCTCAGAAAATCATCGATGCGGCTAACCTCTCCGGCAGACTGTCTGGCGAGCTGACAGGCAAGCGCCAGCGACTGGAAAAATTAGTTGCGGTCGCAGCTACCGCTGAAGACATCGCGGCAATCCACTGGTAGGGGGCTGTAACTGGCGGCGCAGTTCCTGCTTTTTCAGACGGAGTCAACTGGAGGCGGGTAACGGATCGGGCGGTGGTCAGCTGAAAAGGATGTGTGCCGTCAAAGTTTCTTTGATACCGTCAAGATGTTTTGAACAGGCATTTTTCGCAATTCTGGACTTTTAGTTTTCGCGCTCGGCTTCACGTTGGCCTGCGGTACGCTGTCGATGCCGGCAATCCAATGTGGGAGGGGAGGAGTCTTTGGAAACCTTGTTGCGCCAGTGGACGATGCTGGAAAAAATTCCCCGGTATCCGTCGCGCATCACGACCACCGAACTGC